GAATATCCTGAAACGTATATGTCTGTGTATCAGTACTTATACTATATGACATGTCCAGATCCAGAATCTAATCCATTTTTTAATTTACCTGAACATGAAAAAGAAGATATTATTATAGATGAAGTTGGCTTAGAAGAGTCAACAGAAGACCCAAAGATAAGATACGCCTTAGATATGTGTATGAAGATGTATGAAACCCCTACATACAGGGCCTATATGGGTATTAAAAAAGCTTTAGATAATATGGCAACATATATGGCTAATACTCAAATTACAGACGGTAGAGATGGAAATATAAGCCAAATCCGGGCTGTGGCAAAGGATTTTGACGCAATCAGGCAATCATTTAAAGGTGCATATAAAGATCTTAAAGATGAACAAACAACATCAGTTAGGGGAGGGCAAGGATTAGCTTATGATCAATAAAAAAGATGAGCTCATATTCCTTTATTGGGATGAGCCTATATGGAAAAGTGATAAACCAATAAAACAAGATAAAAATGAAAATAATACCACTAGGGAAAAAAGTTCTAATAAAGAATGTCCAACCATCTCAATATTATCCAGGGACAACAATCTTAAGAACGGAAGTTGAAAAAGAATATATAGCAGAAGTAATTGCTGTAGGTGAAGATGTTGATACTCTGAGTGTTGGGGATACTGTAAAATATCATGAGCATGCAACAGGCATTGACATGAAACATGACGGTGAAGACTGCATGTTAGTAAATGTAGACATGATATTTGCTAAAGTGATAAATGAGTAAAACAATTCCTACATATGATAATGGTGAATGGACTACAACCACTTTTGAAACTGATCAAGAGTGGTTAGATTTTTTATTGCCTTTATTTAAAGAACCGGGTCTGTATGATTTTGATGAAACAGCTTATTTATTTAATGAACAAGCTGAAATATTTAATAGTCAAGGTTTTTATTGTAATTCTCCATTTAGATCAAAAGACTTTATTAAATACTGGGATGATCAAAAAGATAAATGTAGAAAAGGGGTAATTTATAAAAACAAAGATAAGACTTGGTATTTAACTAGAGATTACTACATGTGGTTAAACTTCCTTCCAATTTATGACAAGGAAGAAAAAGCATATGGGTTTGCTAAAGTAAGAGATGCTCAATACCATATGGCATTATATGAGTTATTGGCAGAACTTAACAATAAGCATGCGGCTATATTTAAAAAACGTCAGATAGCATCTTCTTATTTCCATATGGGTAAGATTATAAATACTTATTGGTTTGAAGAAGGATCTGTTTGTAAGATTGGAGCAAGCCTTAAGGATTATATTAATGATAAAGGCTCTTGGAAATTTTTAGAGGAATATAGAGACTTCTTAAATGAACATACTGCATGGTATAGACCAAGTAATCCAGAAAAGGTTTTACTATGGCAACAGCAGATTGAAGTTAAAATTGGAAATAAAAAAACTAGCAAAGGTTTAAAGTCTAAGATACAAGGGGCATCATTTGAAAAGAATGCAACAACTGGGGTAGGGGGACCAACAACTTACTTCTTTCATGAGGAGGCTGGCATTGCTCCTAAGATGAGTGAAACATATGAGTACTTGCGTCCTGCAATGTCTTCTGGTATGGTTACTACAGGTATGTTTATAGCGGCAGGATCAGTTGGTGACTTGGATCAATGTATCCCTCTTAAGGATATGGTATTAAATCCAACCAATAATGATATATATGCTGTTGAAACAAATCTTTTAGATAAAGATGGTACTGTTGGATTATCTGGATTATTTATTCCAGAACAATGGTCAATGCCACCATATATTGATGATTATGGTAATTCATTAGTAGAAGAAGCATTAGATGCAATAATTAAAGAGAGAGAAGAGTGGAAGCTAAAACTTAATCCTGAACAATATCAGTTAAGAATTTCTCAGAAACCTACCAATATTGCAGAAGGATTTGCTTATAGAAAAGAATCTATATTTCCACAAGGTATTATTCAAAAGCAGCTTAAAAAAATTGAAGATAAAGAATACCACTATGAGCATATAGAATTAGAAAGAACTCATGATGGTATAAAAGCAAAAAGAACATCTAAGCTTCCAATATCTACTTTCCCAGTAGATAAAAAGATGACGGATAAATCTGGGGCAATTGTGGTATGGGAAAGACCTGTTAAAAATCCAGAATGGGGTGCGTACTATGCATCTATTGACCCCGTATCAGAAGGTAAAACAACAACGTCAGATTCATTGTGTAGCATTTATGTCTATAAGAATGCAGTTGAGATTAGCAGAGAAACTCTAGATGGTGTAGAACAAATAATTGAACAAGATAAAATTGTAGCTGCCTGGTGTGGTAGATATGATGATATAAATAAAACACATGAGCAACTCCAATTAATCATTGAATGGTATAATGCATGGACGGTTGTAGAGAACAACATTTCTTTATTTATTCAGTACATGATATCTAAAAAGAAACAAAAATATCTAGTTCCAAAACAGCAAATACTTTTCTTAAAAGATATAGGCTCAAATAAAACTGTTTACCAAGAGTATGGTTGGAAGAATACAGGTACATTATTTAAGAGTCACTTGGTATCTTATGCAATAGAATTTTTGAGAGAAGAGATAGATGAAGATCTGGATGATGAAGGTAACACAATTAGTTCTACTTTAGGTATAGAACGTATCCCAGATCCTATGCTATTAAAAGAAATGCTAGCATATCAACCGGGAGTAAACGTGGATAGATTAGTTTCATTTGCAGCTTTGATTGCTTTTGCTAAAGTTCAGCAGTCAAATAGAGGTTATTTGAAAGTTAAAGAAACTGATTCTTCCTTGCAAAAGTCACAAAATTTGTATAAATTAAAGTATAGTCCGTTTAAAAATATAGGGCGTAGTAAGTCAACTTTAGCAAGAAAAGCAAAAAGAAGCGGATTTAAAAATTTTAGATAATGAAAGTATTTAATGCATTACAACTTAAAAATGGTGCAAAGGGTGAAGGTTATCCAACCTCATCCAGCTTAACTCAGCCTATACAATTTTTACCAGCCAAAAAGAAAGATGATGACTGGTATGCATGGAATATAGACTGGTTAGAACTACAAGGTATTGAGTTCTTGCGTCATAATGCAAGAAAGCTTTTAAAAAACTATAAACTTGCCAAAGGTATTATTGACAAGACCGATTATATTGTAGAGGAAGATAATGACTACAAAGATTTGATGGACGTTCTTACAAAAGAGGACTCATCTGCATTAGAGCTAAAGTTCTACCCTATTATTCCTAATGTAGTTAATGTACTTACTGGTGAGTTTTCTAACCGTTATTCTAAAGTTCAATTTAGAGCTGTTGATGATACATCCTACAATGAAATGCTTGAGCAAAAAAGAGCAATGATTGAGGAGAATCTACTTGCTGATGCATCTGCAAAGCTAACAGCCAGAATGATAGAGATGGGTGCAGATTTGGAGTCTGAGGAAGTACAACAGCAACTATCTCCAGAAAACATAAAGACCTTACCTGAAATAGAAGACTTCTTTACAAAGGATTATAGATCTATGGTTGAAGAGTGGGCTGCTCATCAACTTGCTGTAGATGAAGAAAGATTTAAAATGCAGGAACTTGAAGAAAGGGCATTCCGTGATATGCTTATTTGTGATAGAGAGTTTTGGCATTTCAAAATGTTAGAAGATGACTATGATATTGAATTATGGAATCCTGTTCTAACATTCTATCAAAAATCTCCAGATGTTAGATACATTTCTAATGCAAACTATGCGGGTAAAATTGATTTGATGACTGTATCAGATGTGGTTGATAAGTTTGGTTATCTTATGACAGAAGCACAACTTCATTCACTTCAAGAAATATATCCAGCAAGATCTGCATTATATCAAGTTAATGGATACCAAAATGACGGCTCCTATTATGATGCTTCACGTTCACATGAGTGGAATACACAAATGCCCGGACTAGCATACAGACAATATGTAAGCAACTGGTCTAATGATCCAGCTAAAGGTGGAGATATAGTCAGTATGATTCTTAATGAAGGTGAAGATGTTGGAGTTTGGGGTGAAGCTGAACTAATGAGAGTTACAACAACTTATTGGAAGACGCAACGTAAAGTTGGCCACTTGACTAGAGTAAAGAAAGATGGTGAAATAATCCAAGAAGTTATTGATGAGAATTATAAGGTAACTGAAAAGCCAATATATGATACAACAATCTTTAAGCAAAAGACCAAAGAGAACTTGCTTGAGGGCGAACATATAGATTGGATTTGGATTAATGAAGTATGCGGTGGCGTTAAGATTGGACCAAATCTTCCAGCATTCTGGCGTTCTAATATGGGTGATAACATTAACCCAATATATCTTGGTATAAATAGAACCAAGCCCGGTAGAATACCATTTCAGTTTAAAGGAGACAAGTCTTTATATGGATGTAAACTTCCAATTGAAGGAAGAGTGTTTTCAGACAGAAATACTAGATCTACTTCTTTGGTAGATTTAATGAAAGCATATCAGATTGGATATAACATGGTTAATAACCAAATAGCAGATATCTTAGTAGATGAGCTTGGTACGGTTATTATGTTTGATCAAAATGCATTGCCAAGACACTCTATGGGAGAAGATTGGGGTAAACACAACTATGCTAAAGCATATGTGGCAATGAAAGATTTTCAGATGCTTCCTCTTGATACCTCAATTACAAATACAGAGAATGCTACAAACTTCAATCATTACCAGACTCTGAATATGGAGCAATCTGGAAGATTGATGTCCAGAATACAATTGGCTAATTATTTTAAACAACAAGCATTTGAATCTATTGGTGTTAATGCTCAACGTTTAGGAGCTCCAATTGGACAAGAAACTGCAACAGGTGTAGTTCAAGCATTAAATCAATCATATGCACAAACAGAATTATATTTTACACAGCATGCTGATCAGTTAATGCCAAGAGTTCATCAAATGAGAACGGACTTGGCACAGTTCTATCATAGCACTAACCCTAGCGTTAGACTTAGCTATATTACAACTGAAGCTGAGAAAGTAAACTTTGTTATTAATGGTACAGATTTATTGCTGCGTGACTTTAACATATTTACTACAACTAAAACAAATCATAGAGCTATTCTTGATCAGCTGAAACAAATGGCTATTCAAAATAATACTACAGGTGCTAGCATTTATGATTTAGGTAATGTAATTAAAGCGGAGTCAATTGCTGAGGTTTCTGATATATTGAAAGATGCTGAGATAAGAACTCAACAGCAAAGACAGCAGGAAATGCAACAGCAAGAGAAAATGCAGCAAGAAGCATTGCAAGCTAAACAACAAGAAGAGCAAATGAAACTTCAGTTTGAGCAGCAAGAAAATGACAAGAACAGACAAAATGACTTAATGATTGCTGAAATTAGAGCTGCTGGTTATGGGGCACAAGCTGATGTTAATCAAAATCAAATATCTGACTTTAAAGATGCAATGGATGATATGAAGGAAACTGCTAGATACAGAGAGCAGATGAATATGAAGCGTGATGAAAATATTATGAAGCAGAGTGAAATCAAATCTAAAATGGATATTGAAAGAGAACGTCTAAG